ACCGACGGCAAACTCTGTAATGTTTACTTTCGTACCCATTAAGATGGCATTTGTTATTTTTGCGTTCCCCTGTTCTGTAACTACTGCATAATACGTTGTCGCCATCTTTACACCTCCTGTATCGTTATATAAACAGGCATTACAACCCCCGCAACACTTCCGGCCGCCGCTTCTGCCGTATAATCACCTATCGTGTATGGTTCTATGGTAAACTCAGCGCCAACCGACGGCATGGCAGCATTATATGTTCCGGCACTTCCTGTTATATTTGAATTAACTGCGTCTAAATGGCTGCGCTCATTTTTATAAAACTCAACTTGCCGTAATATTTGATTTACTTTTGCGCTGTCAAATCCCTTGTCGCCTGCTTCAAGGTTAATTTTGAATTTAAAAGGATCGCCGCCGTATTCCGGCCACTCTTCAATGGTAGTTCCCGGCAACACGTTATTGACTGCCGTTTTAACCGCATATGGTGTACCCTTATATTTGTGCACTTTTACTGCATTTTTAATAATCTTTCGTTTCGTGTCAACGTCATAGGATAAGTTATACCAATCCACTTTTAAATCCTGTGCTAATGCGTCAAGCACTTCGGCGGGTAATGAGTCTATGTAAAAGTAAATAATATCTTTTTTAACAAGTTTTAATACTTTCTGCATCTGTTCATTAAAAGCCTTTGCAAAAGCAACCATGTCTGTGTCGCTTTTCAGACTTTCAGGAAGCATAGACAAATAATCAATATCACTAATGTTATTCATCTTCAAAACCTCCGTAATTTGTTGTTTCATTTTCGCAAACAGCAACATTATTGCTTTCAACAGCATTATATTGAGGGCTTGTAACCTCAACACGTTTTGCGCCTGCACCCATTACAAGACTAATAAGTTTTGACGGGTTTATATCACGTCCCATCTTTTTACTTTGCCACGTTTTATATTCTTCAACGGCTGCCGTCACTGCCGTTTTAATTGTTTCTTCTTCGCTTTCATCATCTGTACTTATGTAATAAGTAAATTCAATATCATAATTGGTTATAACCGGGGCTTTTGCTGTTACGCTGTCTGTAAGCGGCCTTATTTTTTCATTGTTTAGTGCCTCTTCAACTTCGTTTAACAATGCCTCTTCCGGAATTTCGCCGTTATTAAGAAGTATATAAATGACTACTTCCCCCGGCTCATCGGATACAACTTGTACATCCGTTATTTTTTCTGAAACGCTTTTTGCAAAATAAATATAAGCATTTTTAGGTCCTGCCGTGCTCCATGTTTCATTGCTCATTTTTATTCTTTCATAAAATTCCGTGTCTGTTTCTTCATCGCTTCCGCCCTGACTTGTCGTTGTGTTTTCACAGCTTTGATAATAATTAAATATGTCTACCAATGTATTTATTTGCCCCGTAGCATAACCGTTGCCGGCGGAACCGCTTGTTGTACATTCTGCCGTAACATCTATATAAAGCATTCCGGCTTTTATTACTGTATTTTCTTGAGTGGCAAAATAAATACTGTTATCTGCTGTTACTCTTGTTCCGGCTTTTATCGTTATATCGTTGCTTTGTGCCTCTGATATATAAAAACGCATTGTAACAACTGCCGGCTCCGCTTCAAGGCGTGTACAGTCATGGAAAAGCTCAGCCAGTGCGTCAAGATATTCGCCTTTTGCATACATAAGCAGATTTTTTCTTGCTGACTGATTTATTAAAGTTCTTTCCTGAACAACTATATTTGCAGCCCACATAATAGCAACTTTCCATGGATCGGCCGGCGATAACGTTCGGCCGGCTGCCGCTTCAAAAGTGTCCACCATTTCAGCGACAATTGTTTCCGGATCTGTCTCAACAAAATTTATATCACTCATTTTTTATTGTCACCTCCACAACCGGGATGATTTTCCCCGGCTTGTCGCTTGCCTCAAATGTCACGCTTTCCACTTCTGCTCGTGGCTCATACTTTTCTATTTTGTCATAAATTTCGGCTATAAGCAGGCTTCTTGCTGCCGGTTCAGGACTGTCTATAAACGTTGTGTTTATTCCAAAATCTCTATATAAAGGGCAGCTCATTAAAGCAGTTGACAAAATCATGTTTACGTTTTGTACAACTTCATCAACAACATTTTCCGGATTTATTTTAATTTCTGTAAGTGGATTTGCAGATATTGTATATACCATTTCTGCCTCCTATCTTGTGGCATATTCTTTTAAAGTAACATCAAAAGTACAGTATAAAAGATTGCCGTATTGGTCATATTTTTCAAGATTGTTTGACAGCTTTTCAATTACCCACTTGTTTTTACCGTAGGCTTTCCAGCCTACAACAAAACGCATTGCCTCGCCTTTTCTCATTGCCTGTAAAAATTTTATATATTCGTTAAGCGGATTTACACCTAACGCGGCATTAAGCTGTACAGAAAATGTTATACTTTCAAGTTCACAGCCTTGAAATTCTATCAAGTTATCTTTAAGATAGCGGTCAATTTCGGCATACTTTGCCCCGCTGTCCCATTTCAGATTATTTAATGTTTTTACCGTTTCAGGTGTGACCTCAAAAACAATGTCGTTTCCTAAGCTGCCTATAACCATTAGATATCACGTCCTATTGTTCCTAAAATAAACCCGTCGTCCTCTGCCGAATAAATACATAATACTTGGTCATTTACTTTAAAACTTTTGTTATCTAAAGCAAAAATTTCTCCGCTTACAATACCTAACTTCGGGAAATTAACACGGTATGTTTCTTTATCCTTATTTATAGCCGATATATAGCCTATTCTTATTTCCATACTAGTATCCCTCCATTGTTCTTGTCATGCTTATAGATGTTTTATATCCCCCTGTAACATTGTGTGTCGCCGTATTTACTATGTATTTCCCGTCAAAAGCACCAAAGTTACTTATATTAATTGTTACGCCAACAACTAATTCAGGATTTCCTGAGAGCTCAAAGTTCGCCTCATATTCACCTTTGTTTTTTTCTCTTAGTCGTTTTTCAGCTACTTTCAAAGCCTCTGCCGTACTTGTTACTTTAATGTTATTAATTTCAAGTGTTTGTCCGTTTGCTGCTGCTCCCGGCACTGAATATGTCGCCTCAATGGTCTTTTTTGTTTCGGGATTTGTATAACTTACATGACATTTTACATAGCTTGTGTCATTGCTGCTTGTGCTAAAACTGTAGCTTATGTAACCGCCTTTTGTTCTGTCTATATTAAAAACTGCGTCTTTTGACTCATATTCCGCTTGGTCATATAAAACAAGCATATTAGCAGTTACTTTTACACTTATTCCGGCATTTTTACAAAGACTTTCTATAAACACTATGTCTGACGTATTAACTTGTTCTTTTCGCTTGTACTGTGGATTGTAACTGCTTTCATATAACAAAGTGTATCCGGCATTTTTGGCAATTTCGGAAGCTATGCCCTGTAAGCTATACCCTTCCCATGCTTTTGTTTTCTTTTCCATACGTATTTTGTTTTCTGCGGAAATGCTTGACGCTTTAAACGTCAATTTTTGAGGCGGGCCGTCAACGTTTACCGTATCAACTTCAAATGTTCCGCAGGTTAATACTTTTTCTTTTCCTGTATCGTTGTAGTTTTTGTATATTATTGCTGCATATATTTTAGCTCCCTTTATTTTTAATGTTGTATCAGCTTTTAACCACCTCAGCCATTCATTATCACGGTCATCCAAAGAGATGTTAAGATCGTCGGCTTTATCTTCGCTGTTATCAGTAAAAGAAAAGCTCAATAAATATTTGTTTAAATACTTGCTTATGTCGGCACCCTGAAACATCACTGCAAGTTCAACACGCCGGGCTTGTTTCTTTTTCTCTGTGACCGATTCGGTCACAAGGCTTTGTACTGCTGTTTTTTCTCTGCTTGCTTCTGCATACAAAGTTGCGCTTACAGCCGTTTCAGCAAACCAGCCTTTTTGGTCAACATGCACTGGATACGGCACATTTTCTTTGTCGTTTATATATGTAACTGTTCCGCTGTAGTTTTCCAACTTTGTCCCGGGTGCGCCACCATAGCTTGTATAATACGGTGTTCCTGTTACTGTTACTTTGTCGCCTTTTTTATAGTCCATAACATCACAGCTTCCACGGCGGCAATGTATCTGCCATTTCTGTACTAACTTCAATTTCCGGCGCTTTTATAACAATTCCGGCAGGAAAAATAACGGTCTCGGCATACTTTTCGTTTTCATCCATGAGAAGAGCCATATACATACAGCTTCCATAAATTTTATAGCTTATAATATCCCATGTATCCCCGGATATCGTTGTATAACTAAGCATAACTTAACCGCCTCTTGTCCTCTTCCACGTCTTTAAGGAGTTTTTTAACTTTTCCAATCATAATATTGTTGTTTTCTTCTAACTTCTGCTTTAAATCATTTGGTCTATTTCCGTCAACAACAATGGTCGGTTGATAATTAAATTTTATGTCTCCCTTGCTTCCGCTTCCTGCTGTACTGCCTTTAAACGGCAAAGGTCTTTCTTTTTTCCTTGCAGAATTTATATTTGCAAAAATTTTCTGTGTTTGTGCTGCTGTAAATACTTTTCTGCCAGCCGCACCCGTTATAAGCTCCGGTCCGTTTTCTCCGGCTATAAACGTTGCAGGTGTATAAGCTGTACCCCTTGCAAAGCCGGAATTTTTTGAAACCCTTTTCCCTGTTGTTGTATCTGTAGGTCCTTTTATTTTTTCCTTTTTTACACCACGGATTTTATTAATTATGCCTGTAAGCCCGTCCTTAATGGCATTTATTGGCGCCATACAAACTTCTTTAATACCTTCAAATACACTTTTAAATATTTCTTTAATGCCGTCTAAAACGCTTCTAAAGTCCCCTGTAAATACGCCACGTATTATTTTTATTACACCGTCGAAAACACCCAAAATGGATTGTATAATTGCGCCTATGGCTTTAAATCCATTTTCAAATACTGCTTTTATGATAGGCATTGCTGCCGAAATTAAAGCTGTGACAATTTTTATTGCTACACTTATTCCCTGTGCAAGCCCCGTTATTATCGAGCTTATTGTCGGTGCCCATTCTGCAAATTTTTCACCGACAGCCGGCAATACAACA